CTTCGGCACCCCAATCGCCAGCTTCTTCACCAAAGAATCCACATACTCAGACTCCGACCTGGCCTCCGACGGTGCCCAATCCACCTCCGCCGACATGTCACCCGCCCTGTCATCACCCATCCACGCAAAAGCAAGCCTCATCGCCTCCTCCAACGCCTCCCCATACGAAGTCTTCTTGCCGTTCACCTTCGACGCCAACCCGGCCTCAGCGGCCTTCAGAGCATCACCCGAAACATTCGTTATCTGACCAAGCAGATAGTGCGGAGGGGTGCGTGTACGGGCCGCCAACGACTGAATGCGCTGCTCAATCGCCTTCGTGTAATTAGACAGATCCGAAGCCTGGAACTCCCCAAACTTCACGTTCTCCCCGTCACCAACCCACAAACGGTCAACGGCAGCCTTGAACGGCTCAACCGGCAGGCCGGTCTCCTCATCCTCCGGCACCTCAAGGCCCGTCACCCAACGCTGCTTGAACGCCGCAACCTCAGAAGTCACCATCAAATCCGAAAGGAGCTTGTTGATCTGATCGACCGTCGAAATGATGTCAGCCATATCCGACCTACCAAGCCCAACATGCGCGTAAGCGTTCACCCCATGCGGCAACTGCGTAACCGCCGTCGCAGGGCGACACGGCAACATCTGGGGATCATTCACCACCGGCACCACCGGCACCACACCAAGCCGATTCACGCCGGCGGGACGCCGCACCTTCCAGCCATTGTCCTTTCGAACAAAATAATGAATTGAGTCCGGCAGGTAAAGGGTTGCCAGTTCATCCCCGAACTCGTCCTCCCAATGCTTCAACGCCGCAGCCCTCCGACGCCGATCCCCCGCCACGCGGGCAACAATCATCTGCGAAGCAGGCTCCGTCGTGATACGCGGAACCGTCGCCTCCGACCGACGGGAGAAGAACCGGCCAAAAATGCCACGCGGCGCATCCTCAACCTCAGGCCACACCAGCAAATAAGACTCACCATGCTTCGACGCCTCCGTAAACCCCAAAGACGCATCCGCATCCAACTGATTCTCCTGCCAAATCCGCCACGCCTCAGAATCCCCCTCCTGGGAACCACCAAAACGAAACCCCTGCGGCTTCAAACGCTCACAAGACGAACCAATCACCAACGGAATCCAATTATCCGAAATCGCGGCGAGCATCTGCCCGAACGCCTCCCGATACGAACTAGAAGCAAACGTCATCTTATGACGGCCCTCAAAATAATCGTTCTGAAGACACACAAGCGACTGACGCCGATTCTTCTCCGCAATGAGACGTTCCACCCACCAAAGGGGCGAACCCGCATCAGCGGACACCTCATTAGAAACCAACGGCACTTCAACCGCCTGGCTAGGGGGGGTAAGGGACATGTTGCTCCTTCGGGAAGCCTCTAGAAAGTGATCAGACGGCCCTTGCGCTTCTTCAAAGCGCCGTCGTTGATGGCATCGCCTCTCGCTTTCCACGAAAGGATCGCTGCCATCGCAAGGTCAATCTTCTTGGCCGACTTCGCGCCTTCCTTGCCAATGAGCCAAAGGAAGTGCCCGTCCTCGTCACGCATGTTCGTGTCACGCCGAACCGAATGTTCAACATGGCTGACAAGCCGCTCGTCGCCAGTGTGCGACATGACCTCGGGCCGCATGTCGTTCTTGAACTCCCGCACCGCAAACGCGGTCTTCTTACGCTGGTTAGTCCAGAACGGCTTTACCTTGTCGTTGCCGTACTGACCGGCCCAACGATCAACCGAATCCTGCCAATACGGAGGGTCGGCATACATCGACCAGATTTTCCACTGGTCAAAAGCGAACGCAACCGAGTCGTTCACATCATCGACCGGAACCATCCACTCGTCGTCTTCCCACTCCGGCTTCTGCCACGCACCAACAACAATCTGATGGCCCGTTTCAATGTCCGTCGCTATCAACCCCGTAGCGTCGTTATAGAGAGACCCGTCAAAGCCCAGCGCCACAAGCGCACCCTTCGGAATATCAACGCCAGGTTTAGCAAGCGCCCGATACGCCTCCGCATCAAAGGCGCTATCGGCACCGGCAACAATCCGATTCAAGAAAAACCGTTCCGCCTGGTTCGGATCGGTAGGAAGAAGCTCGTCAATCTCAGCCTCAATACGGTCCTTATCGACCCACGGAGCGCCCGCATACACAAAATTAAGAACCTTGCGCCGCTCACGCTTGTTCTTCACGGAACCCTCAGGCGGCTCCGGATAATCAATGAGAACATCGTCAAGATTGGCCTCAAAGGTCCGTTGAGCAACCGAACTCTCAGCCGGGTCCCAAGCATTCGTAGTCTCCAACGAACGCCCGCCCATACCAGCCAAGTTCCGCCGCTGAGTGTCCGCCAGCTTGATGCCGCCGTTATGCTCAGTCCAATATCCGGTTTCATCGTGATTTGCGAACGTGAGCCGCTGACCAAGACGAGAAATCGCCGCGCTCGTCACCGGTTCAATAACACCCGAAGAACCATTCTCGCCCCGAACATTGATACGAGTCTTTCCTGTATCAGGCACATCCGCCGACAAGTTCCCCAACTCAATCATCGGCACCAACGAAGTCCAAACATTGTCCGTCTGATCCTCAGACGCCGCAACAACCTGAATCCACGGCGTCGGCCACGGCTTACCTACCGGGTTACCCCCCTCATCAAAATGAGAGAACCGGGCCGGACCCGCCGCCTCCGCGCAAATAATGGCCGAAGACAACGGCCCCTTGCCGAACTTCTGAGGACGAACCAACAAAGCGCGACGAAACAAAAACTTGCCGACCTCATCAACCGCATAGAACCAAGCAACGAAATGAAGCTGGTCGTCACTCAACCGAAACGGCTCACCCGCCAAATCACCATCAGGAACCGCGCAATTATCAAGAATCCAGTCCGCAACCGCAATCCCAAGAGTGCGATCAGGCCAATCGTCACGCCCCGGCCGCACTGCGCTGCCTCAACTGCTCCATGCGATCCGCCGCAGACTCACCCCCACGGGCCTCCTCAATATCCACCACATCCGCAGCAGGCGCGAGAAACCAACGCCGATCCTGGCGACCCTTCGGCGTCAAACCCAACGAATCACGCAACTGCCTAACCTCACCCGCCATCCCCGAAGTCGGCTTCCGAATCCACTCCTCATACACATCCGCCAACTGCTCCACCAAATCAACATCAGCCGGACCCCACTGAGAAGAAACCGGATCAGACCACCACAACCCCCAAGCACGCCGAGAACGCGCACTCCACGAACCCCGCCCCTCCCCACGCTTCGGGAGATCCGGAACAACATCAACCGGCGACGACAACTCCTGCCAATCACCACGCTGCTTCTGATTCTTATTGCGCCTATCGCCCACAGGCTTAGGTGCTGGTCCTCTGCCGGCCATCGCGGCCTCCTTTGGGTCACGGACCCGTCAGTTAGAAAACTCCCAGACTTGTAGGCGACCCAAAGGCCAGTCCTCCCCGGTCCTACGCAGTTGCGCTGCAGGTCTCCCCCCACCCGTCACGCTGCGAAAAGCATTGAGCCTGTCTTCAATCGGCGCTAAGCCGAGAAGTTCATGGATCTAGCCCTGGCTGCTTCTGCCGCTGTTTTGTCCCGGTGACAGGGCACATCATGGATTGGCCGCATGTTGGTGGTGGTGTCCGCGCCGCCTTCGGCCAACGGGATCACATGGTCTGCCTGGTTGCTGCCGGGGTGGCCGCAGACATGGCAGATCGTGTCGTGTTTCTCAAGAACGTATTTGGCGCGTTTCTGTTGCCGTGATCCTGAAAGGTTGGTGCGTTCTGAACGCTTGCTGCCTTCCCACGGTTTGCGTTCATGGTCAGGACAAGGTTGAATGTTGGAGCAGTAGGGGTTGGAACAAATCTTTTTGGCTCTCACAGCCCTAGCGTGCGCCGTTGCGGTTGGGTTGGTGTGAAGCAGCCTTTAGTGAACTGTTCAGCACCCAACGACGGACCATGTGTCTTGTCTTCGGGTGTGGCGACATGCCAGCGAACGACGCCCTGTGTGTCGGTCGC